GATAGGCCTCTGCCGTCTGCTTCATTTTCGTCAGCACCATCGCGGAAATCTCCTCAGGCAGATAGGTTTTCGTCTCCCCTTTGAACTCCGCCACGATCTGGGTCTTTCCATTGGCACTCTCGGTGACCTGAAAGGGCCAATGGACACGATCCTCCGTGACAGCGGAGTCAGAAAAGGCGCGACCAATGAGGCGCTTGGCATCAAACACGGTGTTCTTGGGATTGGCGGATACCTGATTCTTGGCGGCATCACCGATCAGGCGCTCGGTATCCGTGAAGGCAACAAAGGACGGGGTGGTGCGATTGCCATGTTCGTTGGCGATGATTTCTACACGGTCATTCTGCCATACACCGACACAGCTCGTAGTGGTTCCCAAATCGATTCCGATGGCAGGCATTTTCTATAAAGGGAATGTTCACGATATCTTAAGTCCCTTTACTGACTATTCCACAGAGGATGCTGACGAAGCAGGAAGGACACCCGTTGCCACGGAAGGGAATACAGATACTTCTGTAGGGTGACGCTATTCATTCTACCGTCCATTGGGCGAAGTTGGGTTCGATAGATATGATGAAGCTGATAGAGATGAGGGTGATAGAGGGCGAGGACCTTGTCACGCGTAATGTTCCGATAGACATGGACATCCATATAGGCCTGAAAGATCTCCTTGCTCATGCGTTGAAGAAGCGCGCGAAAGAAAGAGAACGGGACGGAATCTTCAAAGAAATACTGTAGATACGTGTGGGTCAGATTCTGCGTGTAGAGTTGTGCATAACGATCCACTGCCGATGCATGGTTTCCGCGAAGGGATCGGACAAGTTCATAGGCGGGAGAGCGATACCGCCAACGGCGTCCCGTCCGATCTTTCCAGACAATCCCCTGATTCTCCCACGACAAAGCGTCTACATGGATCGCATTCCATGATGCGAAGGAGGTCGTGGGATCCACGCCTACCGCCTGCGACAATCCCATGACGGAGAGGGGATCATCCGTCATGGTAACTAGTCCCGTTGCGTGAACGACTCCTTTATGAATAAGAATCGCACGATTCTCTTTGATCGCAGACACCACACGATGATCCTTGTGCTGAACAAGAAAACTATAGAACACCGCCATTTCTCCTTTTTCCACACAGGGGCTCTCAAAAAATGGGTCGGCCTGAAGCGTCTCTTCCATCACCTGCACAGTGCCCGTGCTACCCATATAGGATTCCAGGAAGAGTTCACGAAAGGAACGAGGGGAATAGAAGGTTCCGGTAGCGTGAAGGTGAGAACGAGAGGCGAGATAAAGGGTGGGATCTCCCACACGGCGAAAGGCCTGGATCATCCATCCATCTATCATCTCTTGGCATGCCCCTGCCTTCATAGCATCCCCCATGGTAGCATACGGAATTGCCTCACCACATGCCTTAGGAGGAGCAATCGACACGGGGAGATGAGTGGCACGATCCCACAGAATGGAGCGGCACCATGGGGCATGAGGGAGCGTCATGGAGGAGACCCCTTTCTCGTAGCGAAGGAGACAGAGTCCTGAGGAGTGCTCTTCTACCACGCGAAACCCTCCTCCTTCTTCCGATTCCATATAGGCTCGAAAGGACTCCCATGTGGGATAGGTCTCACGCAATGTAGAAAAAACGGAAAGGTCATAGGAGAATGCCATGGAGTTCTAAAAAGGAGAGAGGGATTGTCTTTATATGATTCATGTGATTTCCATCATAATAGATTCTCTAGAAGAGGATAGGGAGTATGGAGCGCTCTTCTGAACAGATTCCAGAAGAAATAGATCCCATGAAAGGACCTGATGTAATCGATACGGATGTGATAGAACCCAGTGATCTTGTGGAGGTCGATGACATTGGGATTCCACCAGTAGAGGAAGTGGTAGAGAAAGAGAGCTCACTCTCCGTGGAACAGATGGATGGCGCAATGTCTTTTGATCCCATGTTGTTTGTTCAGCTGGGTGACGAGGTCGTGATTGATTCCGCCGCCTATGGGCGAACGATTGGAACGGTCTACTATCGCGGTGAAGACCGTATTTCAGTCAAGCCGACAGGCGTCTCCAATATGCTTCATACCTTTCACACTCACGAGGAGGACGGAGAAGAGGTGTATGATGAGAAAGACGGTGTTCGTGCGATCTATATTGTGAAGAAGCGTGTCGTGGAATCGTTTGTGGAGCAACAGGATTTACGTGTTGATCATCAGATTGATACCTTTGACACAGAGGGAAACGCCTATCATTCCTATGACATTGTCGAGGTCAAAAAAGAAGAGGATGCGATTGTGATTCGTCAGATCGGTGAAGAAGAGACCTATCTTCTGACCTTTGACTACACTGGTATTTCATCGGATGAACCCTTCGCGGTCATTAGTCATCGCCCTCTGATAAAAAGGGAGGATGGGGACGGGGACGGAGAAGCACAAGACGCGCAAGCACAAGACGCGCAAGCACAAGAAGAACAAGATCAAGAAGCATACGCACAGGAAGAACACGCAGAAGAGGAAGAGGATGAAATTCAAGTGGTGGGAGAAATTGAAATCATGCGCCCCACGATCTATGTGAAGGCCGAATCCTATGAACAAAGCATTCCTGATGCGCTCCAAAAAATGAACGCACTCAATGATCATATGTCTAGTTTGACGGAAGCCGAACGAAAAGATCCCCGCACCCTTCGGACCATACGCATCTTGGTAGAAACGCTTTTTGAGTTGAAGCAGGCCACGGTGGCCTATGGAACCGATGGATCCGTCCAGGGAGCCAAAGATGTATCCGCTGCAACTCTCTCTGAATTGTTGGATCGCACCTCCATCCCACTAGGACGACCTGTTCTTCATGTGACCAAGACTCTCTACTCTCCCGAGGAAGATCAAGAGGAAGCAGAATATGACACGGATCAGATTCGTATGATTCCCTTTGAAGAAGAGCTCGCGCGTATGATCACTCCTGCCCAGAAAGTCGGCTCCACAGGAGCAGTAGGGGCAGTTCAAGGAATCAGTAAAGAATGGTATGATCAACAATACTTTATGACACAATTTATGTCTCCATGGATGCCCCATGAAAAAGGAGAGCCCCTTTGGAGCGCCAAGAAAGACTCTGAATTTTTTCGGAATATCCCACCCATCTGTCGCAATGAAACCCCGTGTCGTCTTGCGGACGTCATTTCAGGATATCGTGCATCGCATAATGTAAAGGAGCCCCATCCCATTCTGGACGAGCTTCCTTTTGGAATAGAACGCGCTCTTGGCATCACGTATCGTAAGGGACGAGAGCGAAGAAAGGTGCTCCATTTATCCGAAGAGAGTGCCACTCTCCAATCCTATCTTCTGTTTCCCATGAATGCCGTGGCAGAGATGGGATCCACACGCACCCATCATCTTGCCACGGATAGTGGACGCAGTCACCTTGTGCGTCGCACCATGACCCAACTTCTAGAAACATTTGGTGATCCGAAAGAAGTCGGCACCACCCGCGATATTTTACTGTTTGACGTGACAGGGGACACTCTCGGAAACATCCCTCTTGCAGACTATGTAGAGGGTCTTACCGTCCCCTCGCTAGGAGTAGGGGATGCCTTCTCCGTCCTTCAACACATTGGAATGGATCAAATGGAACTTCATGCGGATACTCTTCATGTATTGGAGGTTCACGTATCAAACTATCAATCCACGTTGCTCTCTACGTTGGCTACCCTTCGCACCATGCTCTCTGAGATCCCCGCTACCGTTCCTGAAGTCTACCCCTTGATCGAGAATCCCGCGGTGTTTGACATTCTTCGTAGCCAACTCCTTTTAGTGAATGCCATGGAAGAATATGAGCGCACGAACCCTTCCTTGGCAGAATCCGACATTGGTAAAATGGCCTATTTGTTGAAGCACTATTCGAATTATGTTCAAGTTGTGGCGGGAAAAAATAACATAGAAATTGTAAAGGCCGTTCGGAATGCCAACCATGAGAACTATCTAGAGAATCGTCAGACCAATGCAATCCTTCAAGAGAAGGAGGACCGTGCGGTTCGCCCCATCCGAAACACGTGTTCGCATGTGGCAGATTTGGTGCGAATCCGACGAGAGAAAGAGGATGTGGATCGTTTCTCGCTTCTGATGAAATTCGTGAAACGATACCAGGGCACGCACGACGATCAGTGGGTGAACTGTGTCGTCTGTAAAGAGCACCTGATTTGTATTCATGAGCGTCTTCAACTTCAAGCCTATCTTCATCCCACCGATAAGCATGTCATTGAGAAAGAGATTCTTCTCACGTGTTCAGGCGGACAATTTCAGGGAAAATACATTTGTCGCATTTGTGGCCAGACGATTCGTGAGTTGGATTTGGATACGAGTCTGACGTTCGACGGAGAGGGACGACCCGTGACGGGTCGCGCAGTGCTCGTGGATGATGAAGCCGAAATGGAAGACATGCTCGATCTGCTTGTTACTACCCCTGTAGAGGCCGCTCCTGTCATCCATCTTTCACCAGAAGAATTGCCGTGCTATCATATTCTCCGTGATATGGTGGAATACATTGGAATCCCTGTAAAAGAGGATGACTATATGAAAATGATATGGGCCGTGATGGACTATCTTCATGTCTATGAGGCAGAAGAGAGGGCCACACGCACCCCTGTGACCGATGCGCGTCATTTGATCATGTCCGCAGCGGTCATCCTCCTTATCGAGATTCAAACTCATATGCCCTCCTATGTGATTCGAACGGTCCTGCCCGATTGCCCTGTGCCTGAGAAGGGCTCACCCTTTCATGGCTATCCATTGGTAGATGACAAATCTCAGAGACAGGGTATGGAATACATGGCGTGTGCTATCTCCTCCATGAAAAACAATACGACTGTCTGGAGTCGCACGGGATTTCTTACGATGGACATGAAGAAGCGTCGAAAAGGGACGCTTGTCTTTATGGAGCAGATCCTTGAAAAGATCCTCCCTGATGTGGTCATTCAGGCACGACTCTATGACAAGCGGCAGGAGAAAGCGGAACTCCACACCCATGATCAGATTTCATCCACGTTTTTGCCCGAACAACTCATTCTGTCTCCTGAAGATGCTGCGCAAGATGCGATCACCCCCGAAGTGGTGCGTATGACAGGGAATGCGGGAAAGCGCGCCCTGGTAACCCTGTGGATTCGTCAGGCCCATCATCATGCGAGAGAGTCGGCGCTCTTGATTCGTGGGTCCGTCTTTTCAGAAACGTCCTGTTGTGTGGCCCCCCTCTTTCAGCCAGGAGAGGGATGGAAATCAGGGGCCTTTCATGGAGATCTCCCTGTGCGCGCCCTTCAACCCCTTCAACAGGGTCAGATGCTATTGACGCATTTTATCCCTCGCCCGTTCGATAGTGATGTAGTGAATCCTGATTCGGATCTGTATTATCGGTTGTTTTTGAAATACTGTTTCCAGGGACCCAGGACGGGGCATGCCCATGAGCTGAATCTTCTGAATGTATGTACGTGGTGCGGATTTGAGTTTCCTACCCACCCGTCCATCATGGATACCGATACAGAGGGAAAAGCGGCATTGGCCTCCAAGAATATCGTAACAGGTCCCGCAGAGTTTACAGCGCTGTTGGATACGATTCATCGTGTGAATCATGTGACGCCCCCCTCCTATTCCATGGGATGGAAGACCATTTTGCTACAGATGGCCAACAAGATGAATACCCTTGAGGTTCAGGCCCCACGAGACGAGATCGTTCAGGCGATGACGGTGTATCTGGAGCGCACCGAGTTTCCCTCTCCCTTTCCGAATGATCATGAAGATCATGACCACGATTGGAAGGGTATCCTCGCCGACGCCATGAATCAAGTCACAGCACAGGATATTCGCGTGTCGCGTTCGGATATCATTTCAGTGGTAGAAACCATTCTGATCATGAATCAATTTGGTGCCGTCCAGCCCCCACCCTTGATGGAATGGCAGAGCGTGTTGTCCGAAACCACTACGCGGATGTTGCGACTCCCCCCTGATGCTGAGCGAGACGACATTGTGGTGGCGATGGGACCTCTCTCCGACTTGTCGGTCGCGTCCGAAGCCCTTGTCACAAGACAAATCCAGACCTTTCGCCTTCAACAAGCCCTTCCTCTTCTCAAGAATATCGCGGGGCTTCCATGGGTCTCCTTCTTCCAGGTGATTCAGTCCTATCTCATTGTGCCTCTACAGCGTATGCTTTCGGGATTTACAGATGATGCTCTCTTTTTCTCCTATGAGCTTCGTCAAGAGTTATCTTCCATTCATATCACAGAAGATCTGGAGCCCATTTTGGTGCGCGAACGGAAACTTCAATCGCAATTGCGAGATGAATTGCCCGAGGTGACCGTTGATAAGATTCAGTATCTTGTTCACCAATTGCGTGCCATGCTGTCGTATTCGTCTACGATTCGTCCGATGAGCGTTCCAGGACGAGAGCAGACCCTTGCCTATCTTCAGCGCGCCATTCTGTATGGACCGTTGGCCATGCTACTCTCTCCGTCTCTTCAAGACGCCATTCAGTCCGCCACGGATTCATCTTCCGAGCACCTCGCGCGCATCATTGCATATTTGCTTGCAAAATATAACAAGGAGAGAATCACCTATAACGAACAGGAACTTAAAAACAAGATTGCAATCCGTGATGAAAAAGAGCGTGTCAATATTATTGCGGAATTCAATACCCTTAGCGATGAAGAGCGTGCGATGGAACTGATGAACAAACGACTCGGTATGGGTAAATGGTCCGTCGGTGGAACCAAGCTCATTTATGCATATGATAAGGAGTATTATGATCAGGAGAGAGAGAAACGCCTTCACGCAGGTATTATGGATGACATGGATGACATGGACGGCATGGAAGATAATTATGATCCGTTTGAGGAAGAAGAAGGGTATGACAACAACCAGCATGCGGATGATGACTATGAATAGGCGCTTGTACGCAAACGATGAGTCTGCGCCCCCCATTTTTTCTATGAAGAACAAGAAGGAATGTCCCTTCTCATCTATGCGGGATTGTTGTATTTACTCGGCATCTCCATTGTGTTAATGATCAAGCCTACACTCATGTTTTCAGAAAAGGGAATCTGGAAAGAATTTGGCATTGGTCGTCCGTCTGCGACGTATACCTGGCTTCCCTTCTGGCTCTTCTCTATGATATGGGCAATTCTCTCCTATCTGATTGTCCTACTGATTGCCAGTCATACCGGTCTGGCAGGAGTACATACGCCTACGGATGTGTCTGTTACGACGGAAACATTGGACCCTGAATATGTGTCTAGAAAGGCCCTGTCCAGTCACTCTGTTTCGAAAAAGAAAATGGCTCCATCGGATATGAAAAACGGATACTACATGTTGGATATGAATGAAACAGGCAAACAAGGTGTTCCAAAATACATCTATGTGGGGCCTGAGGCACCTCATATGATTTATCATCAGATGGACTCCTCTATGGACTAGCATGCCGAGGAAATGCCTGAACCAATTACCACTCCAAACATCATTGCGAAAAAGGTGTAAAAGCCATACGACGCTGCCATGATGCTTGGATGTGCCTTTTCCACCTCTTTCAAAGAAGGAGATGGCGCACAACAGGACGATGCAGGTGGGGTAGAGACCCATGGCGCAACAACCGATGCGACTGGTATACGGCAGAAAGGGATAGAGGCGATTCCCATACCAACAAGGGTAGTCACGACAGTAGGTAGACCACCATATAGAATGGTCTCTCCATGAAGAGCAGGACACATCATAAATTGCGATTGGGTATGAATAAGCGCAGAGAGCAGAAATCCAACGAGGGGGACAATGGTAAACAGGGCGATATACAGGGAGGTGCCTGTAAAATATAAAAAGATCGCTCCAATGATCACCGTCATCAGGATCCCTCCTAGGACACCAAGACCAATCGAAAAGGAGCGTGTCGTATCCGGACGCGACATTTCTCTCTCTTTCCTCTCTCTAGGAAAAAGGGGGTACACTGTGTCCGCGGAAACCGTCAAATTCATTGGATGTAGTAGGAATGTCGAGTGACGTAAAACGATTTTATAAAGACCGTGCCAAGACCTTCAAAACAGATGAAAAACGATTTGATTATGATGAAGATGGGCATATGGTGGAGCGCACCAAAAACGATGATGGACAGTATGTCGTTGTCAAAACCATTGCGCTCCCATCGTATCGTCCGTTAAACGAGGAGGAGCGTCATACCATGGAACAAGATCGCCACACGGCCATTGCGGAAGCCACCCATCTCTTTGAAAACGCTCGCCGTGCCCTCTATGAGGTCTCTCGCACGAGTGATACGAATGAGGAGACGATCAAAAGACTGAATCGTGCCGTTCAAGACGCGGAGTATGCCTTACATCGCGCACGCTTTCCACTGTATGGAGCAATGAAAGAGAAAGGCATTCAAATTCGAAAATTGGATTTCTCCCAAAGCGATCAGCGGACCCTCCCTTATCCTGTATTGGTCGCAACGGCGTTCCCCTTTTCTCTACAAGACTACTATGTGCGAGAAGGAGAGGTTGTCGCACCACTTCAAAGTGTGGCTGAGATTCAGCAACAGCAACAACAGCAACAACAAGAACCTGCTGTGGCACCTGCTCGTCGTATCATCTCGCGACCCAAACGTATTGGTAATGCGGTTCCTTCGACTTCCAGTGCAGTCCCATCAGCATCAGACGCTCCATCGGCCGCCATAGTAGCCCCATCGGCTGCCATAGTAGCCCCATCGGCTGCCATAGTAGCCCCATCGGCTGCCATAGTAGCCCCATCGGCAAAACGCGTCATTCGTCGCCCTGGACCTATTGCCCCTAGTGCGCCTAGTGCGCCTAGTGGCTCAGAGGGAACTCCTTGAGCCGAGATTCATTTTGATCACAGTCTACAGCAGATACATCGTATTGGTAACATACATCATTTTTATCTTTATAAATGATCTTTTTTGCCGTATCGGGGGTAGGATAGGTATAGACAACTTTCTGTTCAGGTTTGATACAAAAAATGGCAATGGCGCCAAGGACAAGCCCACACAATAAAGGGACCAATTTGATATGCTGGATCATCTTATGAAGAGGACAGAAAATATAAGAGGGCTAATCAGAATGGGAATTTTACACTTCCTACAGGATAAACGGTTTGACATCTTTTTTAGTGTCATCCTTGGTATCGGTATCATTTGTATGATTCGCCCTGTGTGCGAAGGAAATGATTGCACCCTACGAAAAGCACCTCAAGAGAAGGACTTTGATAAGTTTGTCTATCGAATGGGAAAAAAATGCTATCAATTTAAAACGAAGATTGTCTCTTGTCCCGCATCAGGTGCAGTAGAGGCGTTTCAACAGCATTTACCACAAGAGCTTCATATGGTATCGCAAGCATCGCAAGCATCGCAAGCATCCGATGCGTTTTCCCGCCGCCCCACCCCCATTGTGTGAATAGTTGACAAGAAAGGATTTCTTTTCGTGATAGAGAAATGGCATCCGCAGGGACCCTATTAAGTGATCTGGATGGAAAGGCTCCGGTCTTGAATCACAAGGACGACGATCTTGTCAATAAAATTCTAGCCGATATGAATCTTCCCAGTTCCTCCAATCCGGTCATGAATGCGCCGTCCGGTCGCATGATTCAGGATCCGAATCCCAACACGACTTACCCTGTTTCAATGGATCCTGCCACCGCAACCGCCCACATGATTGGAAAGGACTATCCGTCTCCCGCGGACTTTGCGAACATGATGCACTCTCCGAGTTACCGTCCAGGACCCTATGCACCTATCATGTCACAACAGGCACCCCCCACCCTTGTGGAGCCCGCCAAGAGCAACATGTATGCAGAGATCCTCTCACAAATCAAACAGCCCCTCATCGTCTCTCTGATTGTCTTCCTTCTGAGTCTTCCCATTGTCCATGTATTGATCGGTCATTATGTCCCATCTCTCTTGCGCATTGGAGGCGATCTGACTACGGCAGGTCTTGTGGTAAAATCCCTTCTAGGCGGATTTCTCTTTTGGTTTATTCAAAAAGTGCTAGTTCCTCTCATGGTGGTCTCATAAAAGTTTCTTCCACCGCAAATAGAGGAAATGAGGTTCAATCAAATGACCCATCACATTTCATTGGCCCTTCTCGGTCTTACCGCAGTGTATCTCTTGATGTATTCAGGAATGACTGGTATTCTACTGGTGGCAGCTGCAACTATGATCTCTGCTGCGTTTTTGGAGAGCGTGGAGATGGTGACCGCCGTCTGTGTGCTGTCGGCCCTTCTGTATGTTCTTGTCTTTAAACGGTATATCAAGCATCTCGAGCCGTTTCAGGATTCAGCGGCGTCCATTAAGAGCCGCATCGGTTCTATTCAACAGAAATATTCACAGAAAGCCCCCGCACCTCAGCCCCAAGGAGTCTATCATAAGAGTGTGGAGGGATTTGCAGATGTGAGCTCGGAAAAGAAAGAGGGCGCCCCTTCGGAGAGCTCCTCGGCAACCCAGATTGTGCCCCAGGTTGATTCGGAAGAAGTCAAACGTGTGACAGAGGCCATGGAAAACGAAGAGAAGGATCATAGCGAGGACAAGGACAAAAAGATCGCGAAGGAGGATTTTCAATCGGCGACCAACGGGCTCTTTAAATTGGGGCAAATGCCCTCAGAGCATACGGGAGGTCCTCATTTGGATGCGGGGAGCACCATTATGAAGGCGATGTCCTCTTTTGATAAGAATACGGTGAGTGCCATGACGGCAGACACCAAGAAACTGTTGGAAACCCAGAAGGGCCTGATGAGCATGTTGAATGAGATGCGCCCCGTTCTGAAGGATGGAAAGGATCTTCTTGATACCTTCTCAGGTATGTTTGGTGGCAATTCCAATGCCGCCAATATGTTGTTTAGTATGTAACAATTTACTATTGTATCCCATATGGTATCCATAATATCCTACAAGAATAGAGCGGACATGCGCTATCCTCGTAGTTGTCCACCAGGTGTGTTTTGTTTATCAACGGATCTCATGCTAACACTCGGCATCATGATCCTTCTCGTTGGTGCGGGTTTTTTGTATGTTCAGATTCTGTTACGACCTCCCACATCTGCTGCCCCTCCCCCTATGCCCTCTCCTACTGTGGTGGCGTTGGCCCCCTCTATGCCTTCCTCAGGAGATTCCCGATATGATCGTGCGCCTCAACCCCTTCGGGACTGGAGGTCCACCCCCGAATTTCCCCCACGCGGAGCTACCGCCCTTCCATTTAATATTCCGACACAGGGCCTTCCCGAATCCTTTCAGTCTGTTGGTGTAATTAATGTGAATGATCAAATGCTCCCCTTATACGGTCGTCGAACGACGGGAGGAAGCGACCGATGGAATTATTATACGCGCACGGATACCTACAATCCGGTCCCTCTCCCTGTAACGTTTCAAAAGCGAAACTGTATGGACGGGGTCGGGTGTTCCGAAATGATGTCAGGAGAATCCGTTGTGGTAGATGGACTTCAGAAAGAAGGAAAGGCTCAGCTGTATCGCATGGATGGTCCCACCTATCTTCCAGGAATAGTATAGAGATGAGATCTGCCCTTCGTCCACGATCGATTGTCATACTGTCTGCCATCATAGCGATCAGTATGATTGTCTATTCCCTTTATGGATCATCCACCCTTATGGGCCCCTCCCTTCGTGTCACTCCACAGGAGGCCCGTGCCCGACTATACGGGCGCATCTTTGATGTGCGATCCCCCGTGGAGCGCGACCGTCTTGGATAT